CCCACAAGCGGCATTTGGCTGCGGTTGATGGGTTGCAAAAGGAGATGGAGAAATTGGTATGAAGCGCGTCTTTTATAGCTATGAAAGGTGGGAGGATTTCTTTGCCGGCCAATACGAATTGCCATCCTGCCACGATTCGATTGCCGCCGAGATTTCCTCTGCAATGCTTCTGCGCTCGCCGTCGCAATTCTACTGCGTAGCGCAACAGATGATTTCGGAATGGACGTTTTCTGCCGAGGCAAACCTGTCAAACCGCTCCCGCAATCGCCAGGCTTGGATTGGTCAGGCGTCGTGTTGTTACGCTTTCGGAGCAAAAGAGCATCAAGTAAAATCGGCTTGGCACACATTGACGCCAGAGGAACAATCTGCGGCAAATAAAATTGCGGACGAAATAGTTGAGCTTTGGGAAACAGTTTATGCCTAAAAACAAGCTAGGGATTGACGTATTGACGGCGGCGCAAGAGCGGGTCGCGTGGACATTCGACACCTTTGAGAAAATCTATGTGAGTTTCAGCGGCGGAAAGGACAGCACGGTAATGTTGCACCTGGTGGCGCAAGAGGCCAAGAAACGCAACCGCAAGTTTGGGATTCTGTTCATTGATCTTGAAGGCCAATACAAGCTCACGATTGATCACATCAAAACGTGCTACGATAAATACCAAGAGCTAGGAGAGCCGTTCTGGTGCTGCCTGCCAATTCATTTGAGAAACGCGGTTAGCGTTTACGAGACGCACTGGGTTTGTTGGGACAAGAATCGAGAGATGGACTGGGTTAGGCCGCTCCCGCAAATGGCGATCAGCGACGAATCATTCTTCCCGTTCTTTCATCATGGCATGGAGTTTGAGGAGTTCGTGCCGGAGTTCGGTAAATGGTATGGGCGCGGCAAGCCTTGCGCCTGCTTTGTTGGCATTCGCTGCGACGAAAGCCTGAACCGATTCCGCACCATCGCCTCGGCTTCAAAAGTGTCACACTCCGGCAAGCAATGGACAACGCTAGTTTGTGATAATGTTTACAACATCTATCCGGTTTACGACTGGAAAACCGACGACCTCTGGCATTACCACGCGATCAATCCGAAGCTGCCATATAACCGGCTTTACGATTTGATGCACAAGGCCGGGCTTACGATCCATCAGATGCGGATTTGCCAGCCATACGGCGACGACCAGAGGCGAGGGCTTTGGCTGTTTCACTTGATTGAGCCGGAAACATGGACGCGCATTGTGGCTCGCGTTAATGGCGCAAACTCTGGCGCTCTTTACATCAAGGAACACGGCAACATTAACGGCTACCGAAAAGTATCCAAGCCAGACCACCACACTTGGAAAACATTTGCCGAGCTATTGGTTAATTCGATGCCGCCGAAAACAAAAGAGCATTACGAGAACAAGATTTTCGTTTTTGTCCGATGGTGGGGAAAGCGCGGCTACCCGGACGGTATACCAGATGCCGCCGATGCCGCTCTTGAGGCTAAGCGCAAAGTCCCGTCGTGGAGAAGAATCGTAAAGTCGCTCCTGCGAAACGATTACTGGTGCAAGGGGCTTTCGTTTACGCAGCACAAGAGCGAGGCCTACGAGAAGTATTTGAAATTGATGAAGGAAAAACGGCAACAAGCGAAAGGTGAATAATGGAAGCAACACTAACGGCAATGGTATTTCTGAAACGGTTTGATGGATTGCTTGAGGAAATCAAACAATTCTCAGACGACGACAAGGTTGAGATTCTGAACGAGATGAAGGTAAAAATGCACGCCGTTTCGCCCATGAAAAACGAGCCGGTGGATTGCGTGCTGTGGGTCAAGAATGAAACCGTTGAGGCCAACGACTACAACCCAAACTCTGTTGCGCCACCCGAGATGCAGCTTCTTGCGGTTTCGATCATGGAAGATGGCTATACGCAGCCGATTGTTACGTTTGACGAAAAGAGCAAGCGCACCGTGGTTGACGGATTCCATCGCAACCGCGTTGGAAAAGAGAACAAGGAAGTCTGCGCCCGCGTGCTTGGCTATTTGCCGGTCGTGACAATCAACGAATGGAGACAAGACAAGGGCGACCGAATCGCCGCCACCATCCGGCACAACCGCGCCCGCGGCAAGCATCGCATTGACGGCATGTCCGAGATCGTCATTGACCTGAAGCGAAGAAATTGGAGTGACGCGAAGATTGCAAGGCAGCTAGGAATGGACCCTGACGAGATTCTGCGGCTGGCGCAAATCACCGGGCTTGCGGAAATGTTTCTAGACAAGGGATTTTCCGAGGCTTGGGAGGCCGAGATTATCAATCCAAGCGACGATCTTGCGACCGAGGTTGAAAGACCAGAATCAGATGGACTGTAAATTTGACAGTCCATTCTACCGCGCCTTCACCCCACGCTTTCGTGGCGGCATTGCGGAAAACTGCCAACGCTTTCGGCTCATGGGTGGCGGCTACAAGGCGATGCCGCCGGAACAGAACGGGCACTTCTGGTTGTCATCGGCCAGGCAATTAACAGGACCACTCAACGCGCTTTTAGATTCATTCGTTCGGTCGGTCCATGTCATCGGCGCAACGCAGGTATTGAAGTCCATCATTGGCGACATCTGGGTTCCGTATGTCATGGAGCACATACGACAACCAATGCTGGTGTTGTTTGAGGACGACCCGAAGGCGGATTTGTTCTGTTCGTTGCGGCTCATGGAGACGTTGCGGAATCATCCAATGATTAGCGGGATGCTGGCGGAATCGAAAAAGGAGAATCGGCACAATGTCACCGGGACATGGATTAAGACGCTTCACTCTGAATTGCTGGTGGCGGGATTGAACGACGGCAACGTGTCAACGCTCTCTTGGCCGTATATCTGGGTGAGCGAGGCGTGGCAGCATGGGAGCGACGGGTTGCTGTTCAAAGCATTCAAACGGGCGGATCGGTTCGCGGACAGCTACAAGATTCTCAACGAGTCTCAGGCGGCAATGGCGGGGACTGACCTGCACCGGGCGATTCAAGGCGCACACTCGACGCCGCTGGTTTGGAAGTGTCCGCAATGTTCCGGGGCGCAAACATGGGAGTGGAATCACTGGTCTTATGAGCGACCGCAGGAATTCACGCCACTACCCAATCCCGGCGCAGAACAACCGAAGCCCGGCAGCTATGGCGGCATGAAGTGGCCGGATGATGCCGGCGGCACGCGAACAATCGAGGATCGGGCGCGTGGGGCGTATTGGGAGTGCATCTGGTGCGGGCATCACATTGGCGACACCAAGGAGGAGCGGCGGCAATTGTGCGAGAGCTACGCGCAGGACTATCGGACGGAAAGCAATGGCGTCATGCTGTCACCCAAGCAAGTTGTCTTTACCCTGCCCTTTGAAGCCGCATGGGATAACCGATTTGAAAAGACGGTGGCGAACTATCTGACGGCCAAAGTCGCCAAGGCGCACGGCAATGACACTCCGCTGATTGACTGGTTTCTGGCGGAGCGGGCCATGTTCTACGACCCGAGACTAACACAGACGCGCATCAACATCCTGTCCGGTAGCTACAACGTGTCCGGGGTTATACCAGACGAGCAAGTAAGGGTTTTGGGGATAGATTGTCAACAAGGCGAAGTGGCGCTCAAGACGGGCCATTTCTGGTGGGTGGCGCGGGCTGTTGATAAAAAGGGCGACCTTTATCAACTCGGACGCGGTTACGCCACAAGCTGGGAGGAGATGATCCAGATTCAACGCGACCTGAAAATCAGCAATGACAATGTTGCGATTGATGGCGGCAACTACCTTCAAGAAATCCTGGACATGGCCGCGCAACAAATGGAGATCGTGGAGCGCGAAGTCTTGCATTGGAGAACCGCAAAACCGACCGGGCGCAAGGCTCGCGTCAAGAGCGCGTGGAAAGTGCTGCGCGGGAATGGCGTCAAGCGTAGTTTCCCGCACGGGGGCCAGAACCGGCGCATATTCCGGTCCTTCTCGCAGCCTTCAACCTATCAGCGTCAGGTGACGCGGGATGGGCAAGTGATGATGGTTGACATTCCGGTTTATGAGTGGTCAAACCTCAGCGTCAAAGACCACCTTCAAAACCTGATGCAAGGCGGACCGACCATGCCGAAGTTCATCGCGTTGAAACGGGAGCAGTTGACCGAGGCAAATCAGGCGATGGAGGTGGGCGACCGGGCGTATGACAAGCAGATGCAGAACGAATACCGGACGCAGGTAGGGGCTAAAACGGTTTGGGTGGAGTCCACGCCGAATGTCCACTATCGGGATTGCGAGTGCCAATGTGTCGTTATGTTCGACATGGGCGGATTCTTGGGATTGCCGGCGGCGGGGGAAGAGTAGCGCCGGTTGACTTTCTCAATCTTGTGGCGGCTGGAATCGCCCAAGATGCAAACGAAAAACTTTCCTGTTTTCCCGTCCCCGTTGAGGGGCTTCGTTTGCATCCCCATTCCAGCAATGGCGGGCGGGAATTTTGATTTGGCTCGGCAGGGCAAGGCTTGTCCGGGCGAGGTTGGGAGAGGCGTGGCTTGGCGGG